TCCCCCGCCAGCAGCCCCCGCCGCCCCGGCGCACCAGATGACGGCTACCGCGACGGCAACATATGAGGCGTACATTGCCGCTGGCTGGAACGATGCACAGCTTCGCGCCAACGGCTTCATACTCTAATTAACCAACTCGGGGCGACCGAAGCCGCCCCATAAAGGACCTCCCAAATGTTTACCGTATCTGTCCAAGTATCGCACCTTGCCGCCGCACTCCACATCTCGCCAACAAAAGATACTCGTTACTATCTAAATGGCGTGTTTCTTGACGCAAAAAGCCGCAATGTTGTTTCGACCGACGGGCACGCGGCATTTATCAGTAGGCCGGACTCGGTGTTGTTAACTGACGGTGTGCAAGAACATGTTATTCTTCCCGCCGCCTTCGTTAGCGACGTAGTAAAAAATTACAAGCGCGACCACGTGGTGCTGATTACCGTCGATGGGGCTGAGTGCCGCACGGCGAGGCACATCAGTAAAGTAATTGACGGACATTTCCCGGATTGGCGGCGAATTTATCCGGAGCAGTTAGCCGGGGCGGCCGATGTGCAATTCGATAAGGAGCTACTGGCACGAGTGACAAAGGCGAATAAAGCGCTTGGCGTGAGACTGGCTGGTAACTATCCGATCTGGAACGGTGAAAAAGATAGCACCGTCGTGGCGGTGCTATCTGGTGGCGAGGCCCACGTCGTAATTATGCCCCTGCGGGTGCCCCCGGAGGGCTGGCCCGAGTTTGTTCGCTTCGCCGTGTAATGCGCTACGATAATCCAAACAGACCCGAGGAGCGGAAATATGACACTTGTCACTAAAATTATCGTCGCAGTAATGATTATCGACGTGGCCCTAACGCTGTGGTGCTTGGCACGCAATAAAACAATCGTTACTACATCTGCAACTATGGCGACTGATGCGGCTATACACGCCCTGCTGGTAACGCTTTTACTGTTAGGATATTGACATGCAAGTCGCCCCGCCCCCACCGCCGCGCCGCGAAGCACTTTTCGACATTGAGTGCTATCGCAATTATTTCCTGATCAAATTCAAGTTTACCGATACTGGCGAGTATCTCGACTTCCCCATGTGGGGCGGCTTGCCACTGGATCTGCCAGCGCTGCGAAGCGTGGTAGCCACATCAACAATTCACGGTTTCAATTCCAACAACTATGACGTTCCCCAGTTGTGTCTAGCGCTTGCTGGCGCAACGTGCGCCATGCTAAAGGGGGCGTCAGATAGGATCATCATGGGGCGCATGAAACCGTGGGAATACATGCGCGAATATAATGTCGAGATCCCCCCATTCCTTGACCATGTAGATTTGATGGAAATTGCGCCAGGCGTTGGTGTCGGTCTCAAAATGTATGGCGGTCGGATGCATAGCCGAAAAATGCAAGACTTGCCGATTGAGCCGGGCGCTATGATCGAACCAGAACAGCGGAGCATCTTAGCGGCGTACTGCGGTAACGATTTGGACTTGACGCACGATCTACTCAATGCCAACCGTGACCGCTTGGGGCTGCGTAAGAAGGTCAGCATTGAGTATGGCGTTGACTGCCGTAGCAGGTCCGATGCCCAGATCGCAGAGGCGGCGATTCGTGCAAAGCTGCCGTTCAAGCCCCAGCGTCCGTTTTGGCCGCACGGATCGACTTTTCATTACTCGGCACCGGATTATATCCAGTTCAGTACCGCCGAGCTGCGGGAAGTATTGCGTCTGGTCACCACGATTCCGTTTGTTGTCAATGATAAGGAGCAAGTTGCCGACGCAGACGATCCAATTAAAACCGGCGTACAGTTGCCCCCTGAAATTAAAGGGCGCGACATTGTCATTGGGTCGAGTAAATACCGGCTGGGCATTGGCGGCCTACATAGTCAAGAATCGCAGCGAATCAGCCGCACTATACCGGGCACCGTGACTATCTCGGATCATGACGTTGCCAGTTATTACCCGTCGCTCATCTTGCAACTCGGCATGTTTCCCAAGCAACTAGGGCCGGCCTTCTTGCAAATCTATGAAAACATTTATCACGAGCGGCTAGCGGCTAAACACTCGGGAAATAAGACGGTGGCAGACGGCTATAAGATTGTTCTGAATGGCACGTTTGGCAAGCTTGGCAGCAAATACAGCATTCTGTTTGCACCCGACCTAATGATTCGGGTGACCATCACCGGACAGCTATGCCTGCTCATGCTGATTGAACAATTAGAGCAATGCGGCATCCCGGTCGTATCGGCCAATACTGACGGCATTGTACTGGCCACGCCTGCGGGCATGGAAAGCGTACGCGACGGTATCATGGCCTGGTGGCAAGCAACGACAAGCCTCGAGCTTGAAATGACCAGCTACGCAGCTTTATATAGCCGCGATGTGAACAACTATCTTGCAGTTAAGCCCGACGGCAAGATGAAAGGCAAAGGGGTGTACGCAACATCTGGCGTTCTGGAAAACAAGCATCCGAGCAAGGATATTTGTCTAGACGCAGTAAAGGCCTATTTAGGTGCTGGTGCACCGGTGGCGGCCACAGTTTGTGCGTGCCAGGACATTCGGAAATTTCTAGTAATCCGCCAGGTAAAGGGGGGCGGGAATTGGAAAGATGGGTACCTCGGCAAAGCGGTGCGCTGGTATTACAGTACCGACGGCGCACCTATCCTGTATGTCTCAAATGGGAATAAAGTAGCAGGCTCGGATGGTTGCCGGCCATTGATGGAATTGCCGGACCTGATGCCGACTGATGTCGATTTGCAACACTATATCGACGCGGCAAACGACATGCTACGCGATTTAGGTTTGACTATTCCGTTAAACTAAGTTACATTGATAGCACCGATACTCATGGAGATGCACGATGATCGAAATTAAAAACCGTTTTACTGGTGAAACTATTTTTGCATGTGAAACGCCAGAATTGCGAGAAACTGCTGAGAAACAAAAAGCTAACCTGCGCGGCGCTAACCTGAGCGGCGCTAACCTGCGCGGCGCTAACCTGAGCGGCGCTAACCTGTATGACGCTAACCTGCGCGGCGCTGACCTGTATGACGCTAACCTGCGCGGCGCTGACCTGTATGACGCTGACCTGCGCGGCGCTGACCTGTATGACGCTAACCTGCGCGGCGCTAACCTGAGCGGCGCTAACCTGCGCGGCGCTAACCTGAGCGGCGCTAACCTGAGCGGCGCTAACCTGGAGGGTGAAAAACTCATCAAAACCCCAATCCAGATCAACAATTTAAGATGGTTTATTTTGGTCAGCGAAAATTACATGCGCATCGGCTGCCAACGATTCACTCACGAAGAATGGACCGAGTTCAATAATCACCGTATTGCCGAAATGGATGGGCGTGACGCACTCAAGTTCTGGGCGCAATGGAAAGCGCCACTATTGGCAATGTGCGCGGCGCATAAAGGGGAGTAAGCGATGGAACCGATCAATATTCAAGAGGCAACCGCCAACGCGTTGAACGCGCTGGAGCAGGCGCAAAAGAGTCGATTTGACAAAGCCCGTTCATGGCTGTCAGACCGCCGGGTAGCGTGGAACCTGTGGCTAATCCGCACTGAAATGCGGCGGCAAAACGCATTGCCAGATCGGATTGCGGATGCCCGGTTTCGCGCCCAACTCGAATACTCGCAAAAGCTGGCGGAGATTGACAGTTGGGGAAAAATTGAAAAAGAAAAATGCAAGCTGGAACTAATCCGCTTGCATAACAAAATCGGAATTATGCAACGATGAGTAGCCGGGCACCAGGAGCGGTAACCGATCCTGGTGTAGTTCCCGGTAAATCCACCGTAGTCAAAGTTGCCGCACCGCTCGCCCAGAGCATAAATCGCAATCGCGTACCGCCTTCAAAATAGTTCCTCGAAACGGTATTTACCTGCCCGTCTGTTTGCGAACCTACTGAAATATCCCGACCGCTATACCGGCTTGGAACAAATCCGCTGCCGGTATCGACTTCTACGTACGCGTAAATCGAGCGATTGCCGGACGTCGATACATTTAGCAATAGAAACGTGCTGTACTCGCGCGATTCAGGTAGTGTGATAATACCGGTTGCGGCGTCGTACTGTATACCGGATAGCGCCGCCACTGTTGGTAGGATCAGGGTGGTTGGTGCGGTCGCAATCGCGGTGCTGGAGGCCCGTTGCTGCACATCTAAGTACAGATCGCTCGGAGTCCGGGGATAGGGCATTAGTAATTCCAAAACCAGATACGTGCGTAGGCGGCGCCCGTAATACCTGCCAAAATTGCGCGACCATTTGCGACCCGCCCTTGGAATAGCGGCGGCGTGTATGTCCCAAACGGGGTGGCGCACGCCGTGGCGCTGATAGAGGCCGCGTTTGGTGCTGCCAGGTAGTTATTCCCCAACGGCGATGCGGAGATAGTCACGGTGCCCGCCGTTGGGGTCACTGGCACAAGACCTGCGGCGTCGCTAAAAAACTCAGCGTATACCTGGGTGTTGTTCCCGGTGGCCGCGCTCATGTCTGCTGTATAAAGCGTAGCATTTGCGACGGGGATAATCTCAGAGCCGCCGGGGGCGGTTAAAATCGGGAAGCGACCTTGTGCCATGTGATCTCCCTTAAGCTGCGGTTGCGGTTGCCGGAGCAGAAACGGTATAGCCCGCAGCGGTCAGCATCGCCACGGCGTTTGCCACATCTTCCTGATGCTGGACGTAACTTACGAAAGCCGCCAGCGCCTTGCCGGTGTCACTTTCAGCCGGGAGGCCCAGAGTTGCCAGTTGTGCGGAAACATAGCTGCTGAGTTGTTCGATAGTCATAGTGAGCATAATCCTCGTTGAGGTGGGTTTTGGCTTGCGCCAGAATAAAAAATTAATCATCGTGCCGACAATTCTTTTTGTGCGGCAGTCAATTGGCGGGCTTGGTCGTCGGCTTCGCTGGCGAGTTGCTCCTGTCCGCGTCCAAAATCTCCAATAGCTTCGATAACTGCGCTTCGGTATCCCGGAGAAAGTGCGGCGAGACCGGGCGCATCACATCGGCTGTCGGAGCCGGATACACCGGGCACGCGGTGGCCGGGCTGAGTGCTGGAGTGCTGGCGCAAGCGCTCAATGCGAGTGCGCAGATCATCATTAGCAGTCTGCAACTGAGTTTTACCATCGTCCAATCCTTTCTGATATGCTTGCGAAGCCGCGGCGTCACTTGCTGATACCGCATGTTCAACCGTCCGCGCAGCTTGAACCGCCGCTGTCACGGCGCGAGCGCTAGATGCGTCGCTTTTAGCCGCAGCGACTTTAGGCGCTTCATATTTGTAGCTCAGCCACCCACCTGCGGCCACGCATGCAACGATTGCTGCCAAAATAAACCATGAGCGAGTTGTCATTTTGTGTCCACCGGATCGGGAAAGGCGGCTTTAATGATTGCCGAGATAGTGCCGCCGAGCGCGGCACCGTGCCCCCAATCGATATCTGCCCCGTAGTGGGAGCCGCACAGCGCCAGCATGAACCCAATGGCTTGCCATGTCGATGCTTCACACAGTCGCGCTAGAACGAATATTTCTATTTTCCGATACACGTTTGATACTCCTTCTCGCGTCGAGTAACTAGCCCAGGTAACACGCGGCCACCGGCATAGACATAGCGCTTCAAAACCGCACAGGCTTGCTGCCATTTTCCAGATCGTTCTAGCACAGGGATACCCGATTTACGTAACCCCGCGACACCAATGTTGTAGGCAAAATCTGTGTAGGCCACGCGACGATTATCCGGCAATCCGGGCATCATTGTATCAACCGGCCCGAGATAGTCAGGAATGCGCCTAGCCAGCATTACCCTGCACTCGGCTTCAGTTTTAGTCTGACCCGGGTACACGCCTTGCGTCTCCCCCGTGCAAATTGTCCATATGCCTACGGGATCGCGGTATGCTTTAGTGCGGAGGCCCTCTTGAGGTGCGATGAATGCTGCAATCAGCGCCACGATGGTCGTCCCGCCAACGACATGCTTTTTTTGAATGCTCATTTGTTGGCCCGTTCTTCTGTAGACGATGCCCTGTGAGCTGCGTCAAAATCCCATTTTGACACTATCGCCGCGCCAACCCACCCTGCAAAAGCTAGTGCCGCAGCAGATAGCACGGCGATAACAACCCCCTGGCTAATCGGTTTCCGATCCTCGGCCGCAACCCGAGCTATCCGCAGATGCTCAAAGTCTTTTCGATGCTCGACGGCTTCGTCTAGGTCGATCCCGGCGGTGCGAAGCCGGTCACACGTGACCATTTCACGTGTGATGCGTTTTAAATCATCATTAGCCCGTATAATACCCTGCTCAAAAATAGCTTGGCGATCCGAATTGGCACGCATGTCCTCGGATAATCGATTAACCACATCGCTGTTCATCTTGACAGTTGCAGTTAGCTCGCCCAGTAGCTGATGTGTTTTTTCGTCCATCGTTTGCCCAGAATCGCCCCAGCAGGGTTACACAATTACTGCCGAACAATTGCCACCTGCGGCCAACCATCGCATCAAGTTGTGCAGAGTGCTCCGCACTAGCCATTGTCCCCTCGGTGCAATGATACGCTACATATAACGACGGCACAAACGGCGATGATGTCATAACGCCCCGACGAAATTGATATACTAGGCCCCTGCAGTAAATCGCGTAACCGCCGTACGGGCCGAACAATCCAGCCAGAGCGAGAATGAGGTCTTGCGGCGAGCGCGGGCGGTGCCGTAAGCAGTAGATTCGCCCCGGCTCTGGACTAGCAGACGGGGCGCGGTAGGATCTGAACCAGTAAAAGGTGGCACCGATAACCACCCCCATCGCCTGGGCAATGTTGGCGAACCAATAGCCGCCAAACCCAAACGCATACCACGCCGCACACGCTACTAAATCTACCGCAGCCCAACCAAAAATCGCGGCCACGAGGCATTTTGTGCGCAACGGGTCGTACGGTGTTACTGCGAGCAAATAGCCCGCCAGCGTGAGATACGCAACGCTGCGGGATAGGTCGGCCACGTACCAATACGTGGCGCTAGTAACCGGCAGGCTTGGTGTCAGGCGCGCCGCTAGGAGGCAGAACATCCCGAGCCCCAGCAGGAGCGGCGGGCTTAGGAGGGGGCGCTTTTGGCTTGACTTCGATTTCATATTTTTTAGTCCGAATCGTGCTCATTTATTCATCTCCGTCAGGGTCAACTAGCCATGCGGGCTGGGTCGGCCACGTTACTGATGTGGGGAAAGTGGATTGTTCCGGCACGTTCGCCAGGTCCTGGGCAATCTGCAACACTTGTTTAAATTGCTCGTCGGTCAGTTTGGTTGTCGTTCCTAGCTCTATCTCCCGGCGATGGCGAAGGATCACTTTGTCCAATTTAGACAAGCGTTCGTTACGCGTTACTCGGAGTTCAGACGCTAGTTGCCCCTCTGTTTTAGCTGGCTGCTGAATTGCATAGGCTTCTTCATCAGTTAGCAGAGTCATTCCGCTAGGCCAGCTCTGCATGTTAATAGCGGTACCCTCCATGTCGTCGTGAAGCGCGCCGTTTGAATCCTTCCAAATTGCCATTTGTTGCCCCTTAGCTTAGTTCGTTCCATATAGATAATGTAGCGGCACCTAATGCGACGCTATACGAACCGCCAACTGGAACTGTACATTGGGAACCAAACTGCGCACCGGTTGTCCCGAAATAAATAGACGCTAGATAACCAGTTACTCCATTAATCGTGGCACTCATACTTGTTGTGCCTCCTGAAATATTGTTCGCTGCCGTCACCCACACAACAATCGGCCGGTTCTTTGTGTTGTAATATGTCGTTCCTACGGCCCGACTGGCGGTTACGTTTGTCCACGTCTGCCCATACCCCGCGCTCATTAGCGCGCTAAACGCCTCGCCACCAACACCCTGCACAAGACTCGGTGCCGTAGCGTAAACCCCTGCGGTTGCTTCGGTCTGCTGCGTGACGCCAACAATCCGATAAGGAGAGCTAGTCACCGCCGATGATGAATACCAAACGGCGTTTGACGTAGCGCTGGAGCTGATCGCAGTCGAACTAATCAGACCAGTCTCTGACATGTCGATACCGCCACTGATGTTCGCCACCGCAAGCACTGGTGAGCCGCCGTTGTACAGTACAGCATATACAAACTGAGATTGCACTGCAGAAACAGATCCCAATGATGCGCCGCTAGGAATCGTGAGGCTCAATGGCCCAATAGCTAATGTAGTTGGGACGCCGTTACTTAGCGTTGCTGAGCGGAATTGTAAAGTTCCACCTACATATCCGCAAACTAGCGTGTTCGCACTGGGGACAGCACTGACAGACTGGATCGGGGTGTAATTGGCCTGGGAAAGGGCAATATTCGTTCCGTCCCCATACACTTGGGCCGTTGCCCCCGTTGCTACCGCAACCCCGGAGCCCGCGGCGGTCTTACATGTGACCGAGTATGCGCCGCTTGCAGAATTTACAACAAGCCATTGCTGTGTCCAGCCGGGAAAAATGAGATTGAGGTTTGCGGTCAGCGTACCCGTAATGAGGATTATCGCACGGCCCGCCTGCAGCGCAGTCAGGGTCACGTTTGTATTACTCATCGCGATACTGCTCAGCCCCGCCTGTTCGGGCTGCCACCCTGCCCCGAACGCTTCCGGATCGGTAGTGTTGGCAGTCACGGTGTTGCGCCAATAGCCTGAGCCGTCTGTTCGCCACACGAGGGCACCGGCGGGGTAGCCCCCCACTGCGGTAGCAAAGGCGGAGTCATAGGGATATGCTCCGGCTACCCCCTCCAGCCAACGTAGGGCAGAGCTTACTGCGTTTCCGAGGCCGTTCATGTCCTGGCCGAACGGTGGGATGCCGCCCGCCTCTTTAGCGGTCAAGTTGATTGGTGGAAAACCGAGGTCCCACCCAGCGCGGCCCTGCACGTTGTCCGCCGCTGCGGGGATAGTGGTGTACGTCCCGGACGATGCCCAGGGTACGGTAATTTTAGTAGGTGCGCTAAGCGACATCGTTTACTGCCCCTGTCGATAAAAAAGTGCCCTGATTGAATGGTTGTGCCGACGCCCCGGCTTCGGCAAATCCGAAGGTTGACGTCGGTATTTCTGCAATTGTAGCATGAACTCCAGCCGGACGTGGTAGGGCCTCCCCCGATACGAGCACGGCGCGTTCCCACGATTCCAGCGCGAACTCAAATACGAACCGCATTGACATGCTGCCCAGGTCATTGACCCAGCAGCGCCCGCGTCCGGGGAACAGGCTTTGCAGCACGGCGTTAACGCCCGGCGCGGTCGTCTCGGTGACATTGGTGAGCGCTTTAGCTAGGATCAACACTCGGAAAGCATTGTCGGCCAGTTTAAAAGTTGAAGTGGCGGCAGGGCCGCCATAGAAGGGCCCTTGATTAAAAGGCTGCCAAGACTCGGTCGGCGTCGTGTTAAACCCAAAATAGGTGCTGGAACCGACATTCAAGTAGCGATCTACGCCGACGATCGTTCCCCAAATGTCAAGCCCAAAACCTTGCGCGCTATCAACATTCCAAACGATATTATAAAATTCGTCAGTCCATTGACTTGGGTCAAGGTACGCAGCCATGTTGGTCATTAGCTGCTGTATACGCGGGCTGGCGGCGTATTGCTTAATCATACGAGCGTCACCGATATATCCGAGGTGGACAAAGTGGGCTCCTGGTCGATCCCAATCGTCAGCGTGTTTAACGTAGCTGTGCTGGTACCGATTAGGATCGATAGGATCGCGGCGGCGCTGCTAGTGGCCGCTACATTAGCATAATAGCGCGATGCAAAAATGGACGATCCAACTCGGGCACGATCGCCGCCGTCACCCCCCGTAAACGAGGACAAAATCGCAGCTTGCACCAGGCTCACGATATTCGCGGGAAGATTAGAGTTGGACTGCAGCTGTACTGCGAATTTAATCGGCACAGATGTGGGGCGATTAAATCGAATCGTTTGTGTGGGATAGGGATAAACGAAGGTGGCCGTATCCTGTACTGATACGGACGTGTTGCCGTTCATGTCGCAACCACAATCTTTTTTCTCAAAAATTGCCTGCGCCACGTCGGCGTCCGTTCCCCCAACAACCCCGACATAAATACTGTGTGGTGCCAGGGGGTAATTAGTTGCGCCGTAATTCACCGTTGCTCCGGTAAAATTGTCAACAGTGAACACGTCGATAACTCCGCTTATATCGGACACATTGCCGAATATCGCGGCGACGCTGCCGTGCGCATTTTTAGCGACGCTGGCGGCGCGGCGTGCTTCAAATTCAGCGCGGGTCTCCGTAGCAGTCCCTACCGTTGCCGCTTCTAGGTTGGTAATCGCGTCCCAGCCCGCGTAGGTTTGTGCTATTCGAGTAAGCTGCCCGATCCCGAGGCTAACCGCCCCCAGCGTCGCGCACGCAAACTCCACGGTAGCCAGCCCTGAGCCGCTAAACGTCGCGTCACCATTAGACACCCAGGTGTTTCCCGCGTCGTCCTGTGCGGTAGCCGATCCCGCCGGAATGGTCACCCCGGATTGGCCCGTCAGCTGGGCATTAACGACGCTGGCGGTTGCCCCTTTTCGGTATAGATAATAGATTCTGCCGATCGCATCTTGGAAGCGCCCCTCGGACGTAGCCGGGTCAACCATGCTGACGACGTACGCTATCTCTGCGTTCGCGGCCTGGATGTACCCAGTTGTGTCCGCAGCCATCGCGCCCTGCGGGCTGCTCGCAGTAGTGGTCTGGAGATTACCACCGAAAGCATCGTTTATGTCGGCCAGCACGCCGGATAGAATGGCCGTGCTCTCCGGAACAGTCACGCCGGTTGCGTCAATCGTCAATGCTGGGACGTTAGAGGTCGAGGACAAGAGTACTCCCGTCGGTCAAAGTTATTTGGATCTGACCGGTTACCCCCCGGCCTGCATATTGTAACACGGTCGATGCGGCAGAAACATCGGGAACCGTCTCGGCCTCCGTATCATACCAGCCGGCGAGCTGCTGTCTCGCCGGCGCGTATCCCAGAACCGCCGTATCGTATGGAATGCCACGATCCGTATCAAACGGCGCTTCCGCTTTCCACAATAGCCCCGCGCTAGCCACGTCTTGCGCTACGGCATATGCGCTTGTAGCGAGCGCGATATTACCGTTGGCATCAATATCCAGATCCCATGTATCGGGGTTAAGAAAAAGGGTATCCATACCTAGCTCGCTTTTGTGGCGCTGGTTGTCGCGCTGGGCAGCGCCTGTGTCGGCGTCGCTGTGTCCGAGCCAACTGCGGTGACTTTGTGCGTGTGGCTGGATGCCCAGGACAGTATGCGCTCGTCAACCAGCGCGTGGAGCGCCCCGCCTGACGAGCCGAGACTCACGGACGGACTCTGCACGGCGGCGCTGCCTGACGCCGTAACCGTGACACTCGGCGCTTCCACGGTTATGGCGGTCGGGCTGTGAATTACAATCCCGCTATCCGTAAATTGAACGTACTGGGCCGGCGTACCATTCAGGCAACCCCCCATGTAGATAGCATCGGAAAAATCATAGGCCCGATGACTGCCAGGGGGAGCCACCGCACGGGCGTTTTTAACCGCGCTAATGTCCCGGCTGCAAAAGCTGGCTAGGCCGATATCACCCACTGCAGGATCGATAATCACGGCGTTACTGCCCCCCTGAAGCCGGACGTATGGCACATTGCTGATCGTACCGTGGTCGATAGTAGCGCCGTCACCCGAAACCTGTTGCACTAATATGCGTATATCCACCTGCCCAACCGGCCCGGTACCCCCCGGTCGGACCGCCATCACTTGCACCGGGTGAGACGTAGCCATCTGGTTAATCTGCTGCCAGATTGAAAAACGTAGCTGGTTCCAACCCCCCTGATCGCTGGTCAGGTCGCGCTGCCCGTAATATCCGTTGTTATCTAATGGCAAGGTTGCTCCCCGCTGCTGTTGCAAAAGTGAACCACGCGCCGCCCGGTACCTCAGATTCTAGTCTATGCGTCAGGCTAATAATATACCAGCTGCCCGCGCATGACGGAATACTGGTAGTCAGGTGCACCGGGCTGCCGTGAAACATCGTAGGGCTGAACAAGCGTGTAAACTGTACCCCCACCGGGGTTTTTACTGGCCAGCCAACTAAGCCGGTATCCGGACCGACTTCTACGGTGTTCAGTTTGCGTGACGTGTTCCGAGGGGCGATAGCAAGAATACCCTGTTCTGGTAGATACCAAAACTGGATCTTAGCGTCCCCCGCGAGTTTTTGAACTTTTGCCAGCGGTGACCCAGACAAGTACTCGTCTGTCAACGTGGTGGTTACCCCTGCATTCTCCAGCGTGAGGTTTAGTTCTTTGGCTAAGTAGCCCATCATGCTGCTGACTTTTTGCGCACCCGGAAATGAGTAGGCGCTGCTGGTCTGCAGACTACCGATTAGTCCAGCCCGCGCTTCGACTACAAAAGGTACGTCTGGGGCCCCCGCGTAATCCGGCTGTGCGATATAGATCTCGCCCTGGAACACGCTGCCGTATTTGCCGTTATCGTCCGTGGCTTCGATCAGAATCGAGTTGCGCATCACGTCCAGGTTCTGATAATTAATAACCGTCAAACGGTTCGTCGTTTCTGCAGCGATACCATAAATCTCCGCACGCAGCTGCGCGAATTCCCACCCACCCGGCGCGTGGATTTCGCATTTGACGCGCATGCCGGTGTAAACAACCGTATCCGGGTCACCTAATTTATTAAACGACCCCGTAGCGAGCTTGAACGTTACGCGGATGTGTCGGGATTGAAAAGAAGAAGCCATCGGGTCCCCCAGCCATCATATTGTGGTGCTTCGTCACCCTGCAGATCGATTGCCGCCAAGTCGCCTACAAAGCCGGTATACTCCGCGCGGATAATAGCTGAGAGGTTTACTACCAGGACGTTTGAGCAAAGCACCGTACCATTCCAGCTCACACTGATATACTGGCGAGCGCCCAGCTGACGCAAAACGATTACGCACGGCTGCGTTCCCAGCGTGACCGCCACGGATTGTGACGCGACCGCATCAAGCGGCACTTGGACTACCGCCATTTGAGTGAACTCGCAAGATTTGAAACACGTGTGGACAAGCTGGCGGTCTGAGTACTCGACGTTGCCTGAGTCGCAGCGTCTTGCGCGTTTTTCGTACCACCTCCGCTATACGCGGCGGGGAGCTGTTTTACTTGCTGAAAAATGCAATCCGCAATGACCATCAGCGCACCATTACTCGCCTCGCGCTGTACGGTATATTCTACTAGCGTCACCCCGGGATAGCGCACCTCGGGGGTCACTACGTCGTAGATAGTAATTGCTCGGGTTTGGGCTTCCAACCATTTTAGAATCTCCCGCAGATCCGCTTCCGAGCCCTCCCGAGTAATACGGATCGGAATATCTGCCGGCCGCTTAACCTTGTTATAGGTGGCGAAACTGCCCGACTCTAGCGGGTAGTCAGATAGAGTTGCACTGCTGCGCACCCCCAAACTGATCACGCTTGTGACTTTTATCGGTTTTGTCGTTTCGCGGGAGTTGTAGATCCCCCATTCCCCTGCAGAGAACAAACTGGCCCATGCGGACGAGATCGCGCTTCCCAGCACAGAAACGATTGGAGCGGGAAGCTTGCTCAGCAGGCTCGGCATCCCCAGATATCCCATTACCGCATCCCCGTATCAGATTGACGAACGATCTCGCTGCGTATCTCTCGCACGATCCCTTTGGCGTCACCCGCGTTAGTATACACGTTTACGGTGCCCACGGTGGTGCTGGAGTTCCCACGTTTTGGGGCCCCGCTGAGCGCAATCCCGCTAGCCACATCGCCGGGTTTCAGATACGAGTAGCCGGCTTCCACACGGCTGATACCGTTTACTAATCTCGCCAGCACCGCGGGGTCTTTCAAGTCGAGCCGAGCATTGGCGTTTATCCCCGTTGACTTAGAA